GCGAAAAAAATATAGGGGTATTTTTTACTATAGATATTGATGTACGCCCATGCCCTATTGAAATATTGAGGTATATAAAAAATACCCCGCTATTTTTCTATGGGCCCTTTTATTTTTTTGAGCGGGTCTTTTTAATTTCTATCTTGTTAATCCGTTTCTTCATTTTGTGAACTTTCAATGTCATACTCTATGGCTTCTTTAGTGTCTCCAATAGCTATTTCCGGATCCATTTCCCATACTCTTTCGAATATTTCTAGGCATGATCTTTCACAGTTAAATTCATCGCCACAGAATTCTTCGTACGAACTTGTATGGTAATTCTTTTTAACAAACATCATTAGGTCAACATCCGTACATATAGTTTCTACGAAATTATCCTCATGTGCTGTGTATATTGCATCATCTTGTGTATTTCTCATTGTGTGTCTCCTTGTTTGTCTTATAACTATAGTATACCACAAGGTATGAATTTACGCAACATAATATTATTTAAAAGATAATACTATATAAATTAGTGTAGATTTGGTATAATACGGGTATGGAAAAAGAAACTAAAAAAAGATCAACAGTAATATTAGACCAAGAATTTCATGCAAAGTGCATGGTTATGGCATCTATAATGGGAATGAGCTTATCCTCTTTCTTTGTGCATTGCGCTAAGGAACATGAAAAAAAAGGTGGGTTTAATCTAGATTACCACAAGGGGTAGGCAAGATTGAAAGGGCTAAGTGAAAAGCAACAAGATGCATTCTTAAACTCTGATGCACGTATCAACATTCTTGAAGGTGCTGTGCGTTCGGGTAAATCATTTGTATGCCTGCTTAGATGGATAGACTTCTGTGCTAATGGCCCTGCGGGTCCTCTTGTGGTATGTGGACGTACTGATAAGACTATTAAGCGCAACATCATTATGCCTCTTCAGCAGCTTATTGGAGACGCCTTAGTATACAGAGCTGGTAAGGGTGAAGCATATTTATATAACAGAACAATGTTTATCATAGGAGCTAACGATGACAGAGCCGAAACTAAAATCAGGGGTTCTGAATTTGCTGGCGCGCTTATTGACGAAGCAACCCTTATTCCTGAAAATTTCTTTAAAATGCTTTTATCTCGTCTCTCTATTCCTAATGCATGTCTTTTTGCTTCTACAAATCCTGATTCTCCTTTTCATTGGCTTCGTCGCGATTTCCTTGATAGGACTGACGTCCTTAATATTAAAAGTTTCCAGTTTAGTATACGGGATAATCCGTCGCTATCTGAAAAATATATTCACGACCTTTCAGCAGAGTATAAAGGGTTATGGCATAAGAGGTTCATAGAAGGCAAGTGGGTGCTTGCTGAGGGTGCTGTGTACGATTTCTTTGATGAAGAAGTGCATGTTATCCAACAACCAGATGCCACAGCTAACTACTATATTATTGGTGTCGACTACGGTACAACTAACCCTTGTTGTTTTTCGTTAATAGGTTATAATCCATCTGCCTACCCCAATATGTGGTTAGAAAAAGAGTATTACTATGACTCAAGAAAAGAGCAAAAGCAGAAGTCAGATTACGATTATACGTTAGATTTAATAGATTTTATGGATGGTTATTATGTTAAGAATATTTATCTGGATCCTTCAGCGGCTTCGTTTAAGCAAGAGTTGATAAGAAATGGCATTACTAACTTCTCTGATGGTGACAATGATGTCCTTTCGGGGATTAGATATGTGTCTATGTTAATGACAAATGGTACATTCAAAGTATGCATGAACTGTGTAAACACCATTAAAGAGTTTTCCACATACCTATGGGATGCTAAAGCTTCTGAAAGAGGTGTTGATAAGCCTCTAAAGAAACATGACCACTGTTTTGCTGCTGGATCTTTAGTTATGACAAGAAAAGGTAATGTATCTATAGAGTGCATAAATATAGGTGATGAGGTTCTTACTCCCATAGGGTATAAAAAAATCCTTCATAAATTCGTACATGATGAAGAAGTGCAAACGTATAATATATTTGGGAAACTTATAACATGTACATCTTCGCATAAGTTTTATACGGCAAATAGAGGTTGGATTGAGTCTAAAGATATGCTATGTTCGGACATTATTCTAATGTTGGAAGAGGATAATCAATGTCAAAAGAAGAAATCGTTTTTAACGGAATCACATATCGTAGATACATACATGCCAAATCTACCACAAGTAGAAGGTATTTTACACCGTCTTGTGCAGATAAAAGAAAAGGATATGAAAGTTTTCACAGAGAAATCTGGAAACATAACCATGGGAAAATTCCCAAAGGAATGCATATACATCACGTCGACTGCAATCCCCTCAACAATGAAATTAGTAACTTATGTCTGCTCACTCCAAAAGAGCACGTTAGAATCCATAACAAACTTCTTACGAAAGAACAAAAAGAGTCTAAACGAAAACATTTCGATAACATCAGACCTCTTACTAAAAAATGGCATGCCAGCGAAGAAGGTAGGGCTTGGCATAGAGAGCATGGAAATAAATCATTCAAGTATCCCGAAAGGAAAATTAAATGCGTGCAGTGTTCCTCCGAGTATCTCACAAGAAAACAGTCAAGCACCAAATTTTGTTCAAATAAATGTAAAAGTAAGTGGAGAAGAGACAATAACATTGACAATGAGTATCGAATATGTGAATTCTGTAATAGACAATACTCAACAAATAAATACCGTAAATCCACTACATGCTCAAAATCATGTGGAAGAACGATGTTCTGGAAATGTAACCCAGTTCCTAAAAAATTCTCTTTGTACCAATGTAAAAATTGCAGAGAAATCTTTAAAGAGTTCAATTATGCAAAAAGAAAGTTCTGCTCATCTTCCTGTTCGGCTAAATTCTGTAGAGAAACAAAAAGTATATAATATACATGTGAAAGACTGTCAGTGTTATTTTGTTAATAACATTTTAACTTTGAATTGTATGGATTCTGTAAGATATGCTCTGTTTACCCACTTTTTTAAATCAGGTGGAAAACGAATGACAGAAAAAGACGCCGAAGACTATGAGCGTATGTTCCTTCGCTAATTTTATCCCTCCCCTAGTATTACCTTCCTTTTCCTTGGGGGGGGATATTTCTCACTAATCTCCTATGTAGAAAATCTCTACAACCCTTACTCGCTAAGGGTTCCAACACTTATTAATAAATAAAACATCGATCGTTTTTTATCACTTATGGGACTTTATGCCGACACCGTTGTCACTAAAATAATATGTTTTGATAAACAGTAAAATTACTTGTATATATTCCTTAACATGTCTATAAAAAAGATGATAAACAATATATATTGTGTTATGATAGGTAAAACTTATATTAATCTTAACGAAATATAATTTACAATTTGAGTGGGTGTGATGGCAAAGAAAGTACAAATAGCTAAAGGGGTCTCAATTAAAAGAGGCGAAGAAAGCAAATTATCCAAAAAGCCAGGAATGAGCAATATTGGCAAATATAAAAATGTTAAAGCTGGTGATTTTGCAGGGCCTGTAGGTACTTTCCCCATAAATACAAAAGCCCGTGCCAAAAGTGCACTAAAGTTAGCATTTAATGCAAAAAACCCTTCAATGATACGTAAAAAAGTGTTCGCCAAGTATCCGGAGCTCCAACAAGAATAGGTAAATATGAAACTAGGTGATAAATTGGATAATTCATGGAAGATAACTGCTGAAGAAACACCTGAACCATTTACACTAGTTCATATTAAAAGAATGAAAAGCTCGGATATAGTCCCAGGATGGTGGACCGGGTCTGATTGGGATGGTTTAAAAGTAAATAAAAATAAAGATTATCATTATTGGCAGAGGACAAAAATAAATAGGACGTAAAAAAGTAGAAAAATCAAAAGTTATCGAAAGGTAACAATTTTGCGGGTAGGGATTGATCCCCCGTGTTAGGCCTATACTTAACGACCCGCACCTTTATAGGAAGGAAATGCTAACAGAAATGTGAGTATAACTAATTTAAGGTGCGGGTTGTGATAAATACAGAAAATTCTAATGAAAATATAGTTAATGAGTACAACGACAGATACACATCTGCGTATTCAGCCTGGAATCCGTTTTACCCTTTAGCGGATATTGACCTCAGGCAGTTCCTGGGAGATCAGTGGGACCAGAGAGAAAAAACTAAACTATTTGAAGAAGGTAGAAATGCTTGGGTATTTAACTTAATACGTAAGAACATCAACATGATTGATGGTTACCAAAGATCTCACCGTCTAAGCTCTATAGTAATGCCTCAGCAAGAACAAGATCAACAAGGGGCAGATGACCTGTCAGATCTTTTAACGTACGTTATGCAAGCCGCTGACGGGTATAAGTACATTTCAGATAGCTTCTCAGGAGCCATTAAAACAGGATGGAATTTATGCACAGTATATATGGACTACCGCGACGATCCTGTTAACGGTGATATTAAATTTGGTAGAGAGCCGTATTCAGGATTTATAACTGATCCATACTTTACTCGATTAGACTTTGAAGATTGTGGTTATGTCATTAGGCGTAAGTATGTTAGCCCAGAACAAGCTGCATCGTTATTACCAGGAATGGAAGATAAAGTCTGGGATTTATACCATACAGGATGGTCAAGAGATGACAAGTTTACATGGCTTCCTTACCAAAAGCAACCAGATGGTCAAGATTATTTAGCTTATAATGAATACTACAAGCAAGTGTGGAATAAGGTTCCTATGCTAGTAGACACTGAGACAGGCGACTATATGGAGTGGGATGGTCCAAAAGACGCTCTTAAATATATGCTGGAGAATTATCCACAACTCAAAAAAGTGGATAAACAAAAGAAATCGATAGAATGCCATATAATATTAAACGATACGTATATGAAAACAGACGTCGATCAGTTTGGTTTAGATGAATATCCATTTGTACCTTTTGTTGGTCAGTTTGAGCCTGAATGTGAGCTGTGGGAACTTAAGCTACAGTCTTTAACGCGTTGTATGGTTGATCCACAAAAAGAATCTAACAGACGTCTCAGCCAGATGACAGATTTAGTAGAGTCGCAGATAAACTCTGGATGGATAGCTGATGAAGAATCTGTTATTAACCCACGCTCATTATTTCAAACAGGTCAGGGAAAAGTTATCTGGAGAGATAGAAATGCCAAGCCTGGTGCTATAGAGAAGATACCAGTAGGGCAGATACCTCCATCTATGTTTCAGCTACAAGAAGTATACGCTAAAGGAATGAGTGAGATTCTAGGGGTAAATGATGCAGCATTTGGAGTGCCTGAGTCTGGGAATGAGTCAGGGGTAATGATGATGCTTCGCCAGGGAGCAGCAATTACTAACCTACAGGGTGTATTTGATAATTTACGTTACGCTCAGAAGCATCTTTCTAAAAAAGTCCTAAAGCTTATCCAGACATGGACACCGGAAAAGGTAGAAAGAATTCTAGGGAGAAAGCCTACAGAACAATTCTATTCCAAAGATTTTATTAAGTACGACATAAGCATTCAAGAAGGTCCATTAACAGACACTCAAAGGCAAGTATATTATAAGCAACTTATCGATGTGTACACACTATCAGGTGGAGCAGGCGTTAGTCCTATTACCCCACAGATGATTGTGGCAAATGCTCCTATGCAAGGTAAGTCTACCCTTATTAAGGAAATGGAAGAAAATCAGCAAGTGCAACAGCAAGCTCAGCAAGCTCAGCAACAGCAAGAACAGATGATGCAAGAAGTTCAGTTGGAAGCAGTTAAGAGCCAAATAGAAAATACTAAATCGTCATCAATAGAGAAAATGGCTGGGGCAAAAGAGAGGTTTACTAGAGCCTTCGCCAACACTTCTCTTGAGACAGAAAGAACTGCTAGAGCCGTTGATGACAGAGCTTCAGCTGCATTAGATAGAGTTAAGGCTATGAAAGAATTGGCTGAGATGGACGACCAAAGTCTAGTGAAGTATTTATCAATTATCAAAGGTATGGAAGCTGCCTCTGAAGTAAAAGAAGAAGAAATACGCGAAGAAGATTTAATTATTTCTTCTAAAGGTCAGGAACTTGGTAGCCTTATGTCTGGTGCTTTATCACCAGGAACACAAGTAGATCAATCGTCTAGCGAAGAAGTGATATCTAATAATCCTGGGGGTAATGCCCCATTATGAATTCTTACATGACAACTAGCACAAAGAATACGAAGATTTTCAACATTATTGACTTCATGGGAAGGGTTAATATGATGTACGTAAAGTTTCTTTTCTATCGTTTTACAAACAAAACACTCGTTAAGGTAATGAGCAAAAGCTCTTGCCCTATAAACTCTAGACCCTTTTCTATAGTTAGGGTTTTTAATGTCATGCATCCTACCAGATTTATAAGAATTTTTAACACATTCTCTAGAGCAAAATTTTCTTTGCTTAGACTTTTTTGCAGTAAATTCAATTTTACAAATAGGGCAAATAATTTGTTCTTTTCCAGGAGATGTTTCGCAGGACTTTTTAAAGCACTTCATTGTGCAATAGGTCCTTCTTTTATTTTTACTTCGGGATATATCGGAAGGTCGTTGAGTAAAAACCACGCTGCATTCCTTGCAACTCAAAGTAACTCTTCTTTCATGGAACAAACTATAACAGGATCTAGAGCAATACTTAGCTCCATATCTAGTAACAACTTTTTGGCAGGTGGGACATGTTTTCATATGCCAAGGATAACATTAGCAACTGTTAATGTAAATAATAAGAAACGTTTTTATTTATTACCTAGGAGGTTTTATGAAAAAGCAAAAATATAGCGATAAGATGGATGAAAGTCTGGGAATGCGAAACGGAAAAGAGAGCGGTAAAATGCAATCTTATAAAGACCGTAGAGCTGAGTCTTATGGCATGAAAAAAGAAATGAAAGGTAAATCTATGATGCATATTGCAGATAATATGCAAGATGGAAAAGTAATCTATGTAAGTACTTCATGCAGAAATGATGGACACAAGTAAAAAAAGGTAAATCATGCAAACCACAGGCGAAACACGCGATGCGATTATGGAAGATAATAACAAGATGATAGAACAAATTCTTGATGCCAACGGGCATATAAAAGAAATCTATTGGATTGTCATCTTTGCTAAGGCTTCCAGAACGCATGTAGACGGAAAACCAGTCATGGTACAACACATTAAACCATATAAGACTAAGCCAAGCTCCCAAGTGGGTCAAATTGTAGCTGAGGTGGATAATTCCCGTGGAACACTCGAATGGGAAATTAACATGCCTCAAATTCCTTTTGATTTTGGAGGGTTGCCTGGAGTAGGACACATACCTGGGGGAGATACCATTGTAGAAACATCTACTATCCCTGGGGCTTATATAACACAGTAGCGCCGCCGGTGAATCGGGCGAAGGAAAACTAAGCATGAGCGAAGAAGAACACAATACGGGCGAAGAAATTATTCAGGACGCCGCTGAACTAAACAATGACGAAGTGTCTCAAGAATCTGAGCAACAAAGACAAGTTCCCTTGGGTGCGTTGGAATCAGAAAGAGCAAAAAGACAGAGTTTAGAAGAAGAAAATAGATTGATGAAAGAGAATTATGAGTTGTTAAAAGCTCAGCAGCAGTACGCCAAATCATCTGTAAAAGATACCGATGATAATGACGATGACGATGACGATGACGATGTTATTACTAAAGGTGAGCAGAAAAAAATGCTTAAAGCTTTAGATAGTCGTTATAAGTCCACTGTTGATGAGCTTAAAATGGCTCAAAAACATCCCGATTATCAAGATGTTATAAGCAAGCATTTACCAGAAATTATTAAATCAAACCCCAAATTAAAGCACACATTACAACAAACTCAGGATTATGAACTTGCGTATTATTTAGCTAAAAATTCTGAAGGATATAGAAAGTCTCAACAATCAACAGATATTAATGCTAACGCTAAAAGAATAATAAAAAATTCTCAAAGCGGTGGTAGTTTATCTAGTGTTGGTGCTTCTACACCTGTGAATCAAGCTAAAAGATACAAAGATATGAGTGACGATGAGTTTCAGATGTTAATGGCTAAAAATAGGGGATAAAAAAGAGGAAATCTTATGTCCAGTTCAATCACCACAACTGCAATACTACCACCAGCTGTGAGAGAATATTATGACAGAGTCTTATTGACTACTGCATACCCATACCTAATACATGCGCAATTCGCACAAAAAAGGTCTTTACCAGAGAAAAGCGGTGACACTATCGTCTTCAGACGTTATGCACGTTTATCTACAACACCAATTCCACTAGTTGACTCAGTGACTCCACCAGGAACACCACTGTCAGTTACTGATCTTAAAGCAAGAGTTTCTTTTTATGGTAATTTCGTAACAATTACTAATCAGGTTCAACTTACTGTAGAAGATAAAGTAATGAATGAAGCAGCTGAGCTTCTTGCTCAGAATCTAGGTCAAACTGTTGATGAAGTTGTTAAAGATGTTTTAGCATCTACTTCTTCTGTTCTTCAATGTGCAAACGGTGTGAATGGTTCAACTCCAACAGAATTAACAAAAGCTGATATCGATTCAGCAGTTAAAACACTCCTTTCTAATGATGCTAAGATGCTATCAAAAGTTATCAGGGGTACTAACCAATTTGGTACAACACCTATCCGTCCAAGTTTCTTTGGAATGATGAGCACTGATCTACTAGATGATCTAGAAGCTGTAGCAAGTTTTGTAAGTACTGCTAACTATCCTGGAATGGAGAAAGATTCTGTATTAACAGCTGAGTGGGGAAGCACAAACAACGTTAGATGGCTACATTCAAGTGTAAATTCATCTAATGGCGCTGCTACACCAGTTTATAATAACTATATCGTTGGGCAAGATGCATATGCGGTTGTAAATCTAGGTAGTGAAAAAGGTCAATTCCACATTAAGCCTTTAGGTTCTGCTGGTTCTTCTGATCCACTAAACCAAAGAGGTTCTATAGGGTGGACACACCCATTCACTGCAAGAATATTAAACGACAACTTCATGATTAACCTAACTTGCACCCACTCATAGGGTCGATAAAAAATTAAAAGGAGACAATTATGTCACAAATGAAAACAGTTAGCTGGACAAACCCAGCTGCAGCCGTTGCAAGAAGCCAATCAGTTGGTTTTGCAGTTTCAATGGCTAGAACTATTGATGTAACTAATGGTGAATCTTGGATGTGGGTATACGGAATGCCTAATGGGTATTACATTACCATGTCTACAGGAGCCGTAACTACATCTAATGGTTTCACACCACTAGCACAAAGTGCTTTATTTGGTGCACCTATAACAGCTGTAACACTTGCAGCAGATACAATCTTTACTTGTTCATACCTTGATCAGTTTAGCTTTGCTGTAGGTGATGTTGTTAAAGCAACAGAAATCTCAGATGATCAAACAGGTACGACAGTAAATGCTAACTACACAGTTAATGCAGTATCAGCAACACAAATTACTTGTGATGAAAGTACAGCAGCTGGTTTTAGCGCTTGGGTATCTGGTGGTTTCTTATCACAAGTTTCTAGCATAGCAGGTGTTCCTTATCCATTAGTAAACGTTGCTATTGAAGGCGGAACTATAGGTACAGGAATGGTTGGAGCGAATGATGCAGCAATGGTTGCAGTATTCGAAGGATCAAACTCAGTATCATAAAACCTTAGGCGGGGGTCTATACCCTTTTCCTCCGCCTATTTAATTAAGGAGAAAAAATGAGTAAAATCAAAAATAATAATATGGAAAAGATCAAGAATCTTCCTATAGTTGGTGAGCAACCAAAATCAGAAAAAGAAGAAAAGTTCTTAAAAGAAATGCAAGATTTTATCTTCCAAAACATTGAAGATACTGGACTGGCTATTACTTTCCCATATGGAAGTACTAAGAAATCAGAAAATATCCATCTTATGCATGGTGCGACATATACACTACCAAGACATATCGCTAGGCATATAGAATCATGTTCTATGCCTATATACGATTGGCGTCCGGATGGCGTTGGTGGTAAAGAAATGGCTGAGGTAGGAAGAACTCCTCGTTTTCAAATGAGACAAGTATTTAACAAAGGTTAATCATGGCATCTGAGTGGACTCTATCAAATATTCAGCAGACAATAAGAAAAGTTACTGGAAGATTTACCTCTTCTGAGATTAGTAATGCTGATTTAAAAACTAGGATAAATCAGTTTTATACTTTAACGTTCCCTGCAGAGGTTAAGTTAGAGAAAAAGCATGCGTACTACACGTTTATGACAAGTGCTAATCAGGCTTACTATGATATGCCTATGGAGACATATACTAATTTCGAACCACCAGCTAAATGTGATAATCTCGATATGCTGTGGTATCAAAACCCTGCGTATTTCTTCGAGAACAATCCACAACAGTATACTTTTCTTACTCCTTGGGTAGGTGATGGGGCCACTACTACGTTTACAACAACTATCACTGGTTACCCTATTATGCCAGGAACAGTGACTATTACTGATAATGTTGAGCTGTTTGAAGATACCAATAAAGACTGGACTATTGATAATGTTATTGTTACAGGAAACTTGGCTGGTACTGCTACTATAAATTACCTGGCAGGAACTGTTACAGTATCATTCAATACGGCACCAGCAAATGGACAAAACATTCATTTTAACTATGTTGTCTTTGCAGCTAAAAGACCTCAAGCTATTTTGATGTACAATAACCAATTTCAGTTATTCCCTATACCTGACCAAGCGTATAAGATAAAAATGCAGGCTTATAGTGTAGTAACTGCCCTAGATAACGCCACAGACACCCCAGGATTGAATGAATGGGGTAGATGCATAGTATATGGTACCGCTAGAGAGATCTTAGTAGATTACGGCGAAATGGACGGATATGCAGAAATTACTGCCCTATATAAAGAGCAGGTAGCATATGTATTAAGAAGAACAAATCAAAACTTACTAAATGTAAGAGCACAACCAACATTTTAAGGAGCATATATGGCTTGGCAAGTAGGCGAACCACAAGATAATACTAAGATAAGAAATTTAGGAACGGTGATACGGCCGAATTTTAGTGCCATTCAGGAAGGTGATCTCACTTTTAAGCCTAAGGCAATAAATCTTAATAACAGAACAGTTTCTGGACCTAGTAATGATCCCTCAGCAATTCCTGATTCTTTTGTATTGTATAGCAAAGAAGATAGTAATGGTCTTCCTGGATTATTTGGTATAGATGAGAACTCAGTTATTACGCAGTTTACATCAACACCTGCAACAATAGGAACCGAAGGTACAGTATTTTTACCTGGCGGGGTTATTATGAAATGGGGCACTGCATCGGTAACGATAGGAGGAACTGTCGTTACATATCCAGTAGCTTTTCCTACCAATACCTTAAATGTACAGTTAACTTGCACAGGAAATGCTTATGGGCGTGTTACCACTCTGACTTCAACAAGCTTCACTGCAGCCACTAGCTCCTCAGGTGGTTCACCTCGTACTTATTATTATGTAGCCATAGGATATTAAGATGTCGTTCAAAACAATGATTATTGCTCCTTTTAAGACAGGGATAGATACTGACAAAGAGCCATGGCTAGCACCTCCAGATTCATTTAGAGAAGCTGATAATGTTCATATACATCATGGGTTTCTAGAAAAAAGATCAGGATATCGCCTATTTGGTACTTTAAGTAATGGCACTAGGGTTATGGGTATACAACGATTTATTAAATCTGACGGTTCAAAATCTACCTTAGCATTCGATTTAACCAGGGCATATTTATATAATTCTACCACCTTATCGTTTGTTTTATTAGATGTTGCATCAATATTTAGTGGTGACGCATACGATTTTATTTGGGGCTGTAATTGGCAGAGCTCTAATGTTGTGAATAGGTTATATTTTACAAATGGAAAAGAGTATGCAGGGGGATTAGATGGAATAAGATATTTCGATGATAATACTCCGACGGTCACTAATTCATTTATACCTACATTAGATGTTGGTGCTACTCAAACTCTTTATGGAGGTAAGCTAATATTCACATTAGGACAAAGATTAGTAGTCTTATATACTTATGAATATGACTCAGTGACAACTGTCACTACTTCTCATCCTCAAAGAGCTAGGTGGTGTGCTAAACAATCTCCTTATAACTGGGTAGATACAATTGCAGGCGGAGGTGATTATGCAGATGCGGGAACTGGGGATCAGATAGTATCGGCACAGTCTTTACAAAATCAGATAATAGTTTTCTTCACAAACTCTGTATGGTCATTACAGGCTACATCTGATCCTAATAAAGCGTTTAAATGGGTACGATTGAATAGTTATAGAGCATGCGATGGGAAGATGGCATCAGTTCTTTATGATAGAAATGCTATTTCAATTGGTATTAGAGGGATCACCGGTACGAATGGTTCAGAAACTAAGAGGATAGATCAAAGGATTGTTGATTTTACTAACAACAAAGTGAATTTTGAAGAGTTCCAAAAGATATTTTGTTATAGAAGCTATCAAACACAACGATGGTGGACGCTATATCCCTCTCAAGAATCTACAGAGAATGATAAGGCACTAATCTTTGATGATGAATCAAAAGCGTTCACTACATATTCTATCGCCTTAAACTGCTTAGGATATGGCAATACAGCATTAGATTACAGTTTAGATGATTTCACATCTGCTAAAAATTTAGATTATTCTATAGATGAAATGGGTGAAGATACTTTACAAGATTGGTATTTCGACGAGAAAGAAGATATATTACTAGGAGGAGATATAAATGGGAATATATTTGAGCTGCAATTTGGAGCCAAAGATTTAGAGACAAATACCAGTGCAACATTTACTACAGCATCATGGAATCCATACCAAAGTGAAGGTAAAGAAGCACAAATGAGTTATGTGGACTTCTATGTAGATACTGATAGAGAGACTAAGGGTACCGTAGAATTTTATGTTAATGACCAAGATAGTCCATACGTTACTCAGGATATTAAGTTTTTACCTAACCTTAACTACGTGGCCACTGTTACTTCTGTCACTAATGATTCGCCTTGTCAAATTACTGCTCCGGGACATGGTCTTGTTACTGGTAATATTGCTTATATTTATGGTAGTACTTCTGATGAGATTAATGTAACAGGTATCACCCAAGCTAATCCAGCCGTGGTAACTGTAAACTCTATAGGGGATTTAACCAATGGAATAATCATTTCTATGTACAGCGTTGGTGGAATGACAGAAGTAAACTATACAGGTACTAATTCTTATATTGTCGCTAACATATCAGGTAATACGTTCGAGCTACAGGGAATAAATTCCACAGCTTATACACCATATACTAGCGGAGGAAATGCTAGATGGGGAATGGAGAGTGTAAATAGTGGTAATGGGTATACTATTACTGTCATCAACGGGAATACATTCACTTTAGATGGTGTGGATGCCACATTGTTTACTCCTTATAGAGGGGGAGCATCTGTCTATCTAAAAGAATATTACCAGACAAGAACATGGTTAAGAGCTTATGGTGGGGGAATAGGATATATACATTGGATAAAAGTGAATATTAATGGTGGAGATGCACCATTTAGACTTCATTCAATAAAACCCAGTTTCCGCCCTAGAGGAAGACGTACTATTAACTAAAGATAAGTAAAAAATATGACATTACCTACTACAATAAATTTACCTCAGCCAGAAGATTATGAATCTGATCCTACTAATTTTATAGAGAATTTAATCACTAGATTAGAAGATATGTATGAGAATTTATCTGATAATGTGAATGGTACCATACGTAACTATGCTGACGTCGATTCTTCTCAATGGATCCCTACTCTCGCAGGAACCACTGCTTCGGGGACATTCACCTATACAAATCAAATAGGATGGGTGCATCGGCAAGGGATTATGACTGAAGTCTGGGGTAATATTGCTTGGGGAGCAACCACAGCTACTGGATTCTTGTATGTAGAATTACCCTATCTTGCTACAAAAAGTGGGGGAATACCCTTTGTTGGTACTTGCATAACTAGTAACATTACCTATGCTACAGGCACTACTGCAAACATTGCCGCCACGCCAGATACTTATAGAGGACTGATTTATACATCCGGATCAGGGGTAGGGTTAGCAATTATGAATGTTCCTGCATCAGGAGCAATAGATTTTCACCTTAGATATATAGGAATAAGCGATGAGTAAAATGGAAGAATTAAGATGGGTAAGAAGTACTACACCATCGTTATTACCAAAGTACTTGGTTGAACAAGTAAAACACAGGGACTATGAAGTAGATGATTTCTTAAAATATCAAGAAAACATGTGTTATGTTAATACTCGTGAGGGAAGAGTGCTAAATCCATTCTCTCATTTATACTTTCTTGCAAATGAAGAGAATATGATAAAAGGGTTCCTGTGGGTATGCGTTGATCCGCTCACCAAAGATTTGATTATCCAGACCTATTCTGTAGATAAAGAGTATACCAAGAGTGGTGGTGCAGTTGATAAGTTATGTATTCACATTAAAGCTATTGCAAAAGGTGGTGGCCTTAACAAAATATATTGGATAACAAATAGTCCACGTCACTCTCAAAGACATGGCTTTAAAAAGTCAAAGGCTGTATTAATGGAATACAGCGGAGAAGAAAAAATTACTGAGGAACCTTGTGATAATGAGAAGGACGAAGTTCTAAATGAAAAGTTATAAATTAAATAATGGGCAACACATTACACCTAAAGTTGCACTGAGGTTATTATTGGAAAAACGATGATGGGCGGCGCCCAAAGAGAAGAAAATATAGATTTACTTACTCCACAACAACAAAATTTTCTATCTAGTGTATTAGGTGGGCAAACGGGTAATGCACAACAGGCATATGGTAATCTTCTTCAAGACTATTCTCCAGATGAGTTTCAAGATTTCTACCAAAAGAGTTTTATCGAGCCTGCTCAACAGAATCTTCAGCGAAACATTATTCCCACAATCAAAGAAAGCTTCCTAGGGATGGATGAATCAGGTGGTTCTTCACTTAATAGAGCTCTTGCTCAATCAGCAACGGATCTGTCTTCTCAGTTAGGTCAAGGTATGTTGGGTCAATATAACCAACAAAGACAAAATCAGATGGGAGCACTGCAAGGTCTGGGCGGAATGATGAACACTAGAGCGTTTGAGCCTGTGATGAATCAACAAGCAGGTTTACTACCAGGAATATTAAATGCTGTTGCGTCAGGAGCTGGTGGTGGATTAGCAGGCGGGGCAGGTGGAGCGTTAGCCGGTATACTTAATAGCTTTAAAAGATAAATGCAGTAGCATTAGGAGATAAAATGGTTTATTCATATCAGACAGGTGGAGCTCTTAACGAAGCTTTAGGCAATTTAGGAAAAAGTTTTGGAGAAGGATTTAGGAATCGTAGGACATCAGATGCTTTAATTAATAATTATAACACGCTTCCTAAAGATGCTTCTCCATTAGGTACTCTCCAACATGCTCTTAAAGCAGTTGATCAAGGTGCGCCAGTCAACGATGTGATTAAATTTTATGATCAAATTGGTAAATACCAAAAGCAACAACAAGAAGCGCAAAGTGAAAATGCTCCCTATCCTCTAACTAAAGTTAAGCCTACTTTAGGGCAAATGGGAGTACCTAAAGATACTCTTGAGGAAATGGGTCCTGAAGATTTTAATGCTATTATGATGGCTTCTCAAAAAGACATCCCAACAATGGGAAGAGAACAAGCTACCCTCAAAGCTTATAATGATTTCCTGTCAGGTAATCTTGGACAACTACAAGGTGGGCAGCGTGAAGGTGGAGTGTTAGACCAAACACTAAATGAGCAGCAAGAAGTTTACCAAGGACCGCGAGGAGAACTAGTAGAAGATAAAGAATCATTTACTGACGTTTTATTTGGACCTTCCAGTGGTATTGGTGCAAGAACAAGTGCAGTTCTTGAAGGAGAAGGAGAATCGGCATTTCAGAAGCGTACGGGAATAAAAAACCCTTCTACATTAAAAAGTATGGTACAAGGAATTAAAAACTTTGTTACAGATGCGCCTTTTTATTTAACTGGTGCAGCAGCTGGGGGTATAGTAGCAGGACCTGCAGGTTCAGGAGCACTAGGTTTGGGTTTACCTGCTTTAATAGAGTCATCTCTTAAAGAGTATATGGAATATACTGATAATGGAGGGGATGCAAGCTTTGGTAGATTTGTTGAGTCAGCTAAAAATGTAAAAGATGTAACTGCAAAAGCAGGTAAAACAGGTGCATTATATGCTTTAACATCGATGTTACCAATGGGACAATTGTTAAATAAAATTCCAGCATTAAAAAACATTTTTAATATGAAAGGTGGATCAGCTGTTAAAGCTGTTCTTAATGCAGGTAGTAAAGCAGCCGTATTTGAAACAGCTAAAGGGGCCTCAGAAGGTCGTATTCCTTCTATTAAAGAATATGGAACTAGTTTAGCTACATTTCTAGGTTTTGACCTCCTTAAAGGTGCGGGTAAGAATTCTAAAAAAGCTTATAACTACTTTGAAGAATCTAAGATGCCTGTCGCAGAAGCTGCCAAGCAGATAGAAGTTAAGATTGCTGGTGGGGGTTATGACATTAATAATCCTAATGACATGGTTAGGGTAGTAAAAGATGTTACAACTGACTACTCTAAATCTAGGGATGTATTTAAGGAATCTATTAAGGTTACAGATACTGATAAGCCAACTCCTCGTCAAGTAGCAGAAAGAGTTGCAGAAAGACCGGTAGAAAAGTATTTAGCAAAAGCTGCAGAAGCACAAATAAAGAAAGATAAGCCTTTAACAGTTAGAGAAACATTAAAAAGAGAAGCTGCAAGTAGTACTGTGGAAAAGCTTTTACCTACACAAAGAAAACTTCAATCAGAGATCGATAAATACGAATCCCGTCTTGAAGCAAAGGATATCTCCCCTGGTGAAAAGAAGTTTACTCGGCTTTCATTGGAAAGAAAAAACAAACAGCTCAGTAGTATTAACAATAAGATAGAAGATTTTCAAGGAATATCTACCAAAGGTAGGGCGCCATTTAGAGAGTCTGATGCTAAGAAAAGAATATTAGAGCATATAGAAGAAGTTAAGCAAGCATCTGCCAATCCTGACTCCGAAGCAGCTAAAGAATTAGATAGAAAGTTTCAAAAGGACACTAAGTATTTTAAAGAATACATGGACCTTTTAGAGAAAGGGTACCTAGCTGATGCTCCATACAAGGATAGCTATATAAGGCCTTTAGAAGCTTATCAAAAGTACTATAAGAAAGAGTTATCCGACATTAAAGGCAGATACAAAGGTGCCTCTCCAGAAGAGAGTCGTGAGCTAGATAAATTTAAGAAGCTATTAGATAAAAACTTGAACATAAATGTAGCTAAAGTAGAGAGACAAAAAGATAAGCTAAAGACTCTATATCAGTTGAAAAAGCCTGGTAGTGCGTTTGTTAAACAGCAACTTAAAGATATTAGAAAAGACCTTAAAGAATTCCAAAAAGACTTCATAAAGCAAAAGAAACGATTTTCTGATTTCGACAAAAAGATAAAACAGATTGCTAAGATTAAACTTGCACGCAAAGAAAAAATTGATAGATCTTTGAAAAACAAAAAAGAACAGGCTAAAGAACAAGCTAAAGCTAAAGAGTCTCTTAAAGATAACTTCACTAAAGAAAGACTTGATGACATTAAAGATAAAAAATGGGAAAAAGTTAGTGAAGAGACAGGTATACCTAAAGATGATGTAAAGAAAACTGCGGATACAGCAAAGAAATTTGCGGAAGATATGTGGGGCTTTGCTAAAAAAGGTAAAATAAATAAAGAATTTATTAACAAAATGAAAGATTATTGGAACGGTCTTTCAAAACCTAAAAAATACTTAAGTACTTTAGCATTGTACGGTGGATTAGAGTCTTATATTAAAGATGAGTTTGACATTCATCTGCCTTTTACTATCTTTAAAGGTCTTACAGGGTTTGCAGGGGAAAAAGGTGGCACGGCTATTAGACAAATTTCATTATTTAATATTTTTAAACAAATAAGGAAAAAAATACCTTTGTGGAACAAAGCAAGACAACTTAAAAATATGAAATCTATACAAGAAAAAGATAAGTTGTTTAAAGAAATGAAAAAAGAGGGCTACACTAGTGCAAATATAAGAACAGTAAAGAAAAAGGCTAAGAGCCCTAGTTTTTTAATGAGCTTACTTTAGGCTTGTCAGGTGTAAAAAGATACTTTATCATATATATGACTCCCACCCAATGTAAGATACTGTCCAAAATTTCGTCTGATAAATCGGAAGATATAGGTGATGTTTTGATTAAATAAATTACGAAAATAGCCATAAATACTTTTTCCCAGTTTATTCTATTTTTTAGATCTTTCCACATGTCTAGGTCCTTTGTTTAATGTATTCTCTTACAGCCTCCGAAACAAACCTAGTCATGGTGATTCCTCTTTCTGCAGCTAACATCTTTATGTCAGCATGCTCCTCATGAGATAACCTCATGATCCAAGATTTTGTTTTTTTATCTGTAGTTTTTCTATTTCTCATAAGCCCCTATACATAGGATTCTAACACATTACTGTATTATTTGTATATACATATGACATATAAAAGTTGTAATAAAATATCCATTATGACAAATTGAATTTAAAGTTAACTATAATCGGAGAAACTTATGTCACGCCCTTCCAAAATAAGAGCATATTCACAAAATCAAGGAATGGTAGACGTTTTTCCTTTCCCTATTTTCAAAACCGCCGCTCCAACTTCCTCAGATAAAATTCATGAAGTGGGACAAGTATGGATTTATAAAAATGGCGATGCACGTAACGTGTACGTATTTGGTGGTATAGACTCAAGTGGAAACGGTGTATGGACGTTATCAGCTACAGGAGCAGGTGATTTAGAGACATTACAAGGTGATAGCGGAGGAGCAATTTCACCAACTGCAGAGAACGTTGTTCTTGCAGGAGGATCAAACATTACCACAGCTGGAACAGCTGGACCGGGAACAATTACAATCAATCTAGACGATGCGATCTCTGTTGTAACCTCAGTAACTTCTCCTTTATTTACAGCTCCAGCCGCATCTGATATGAATATCACAGCAGCTACAGGAAAAAATATAAATATGACTCTAGGTGATAATGGTGGGGCAACTTATATCAATGTGCAAAATAGCGTTGGTGGAGATCTTATAAATATCTCTTCAAATGTAATTTCTTTTTCTGGACTAGATATTAGCTCAAATGGTGATTTCGATCATAGAAACGGTAATTTTTATGTAGGTCTGAACAATGCATCAGATGTAATTATTATAGGATCAGGTAATGTTGCTCGATCTATTACAATGGCTCAAGGAACAGGTGCGCATACAGTAGATATTGGTACCGCATCAGCTGGTGAGATTACAATACAAAGTAGTTCTAATTTATTATTTACTGCCACCAATGGTGTTCAGTCAAGAAGTGATTTTAAGCTTACCACAGCAGGAACAAGTTATCAAATGGTTGGTGGAGCAGTTACTGATTTTATTGGTACAGCGACTTTAACATCTGGTACAGTTACTATTGCTAATACTAACATATCAGCTACAGACAGGCTATTTGTTCAGAGACAAGGGATTAATGGTTCTAGTGCTTTAGGATTGATTACATATAGCATTTCAGCATCTACAAGCTTCACATTAACATCTGTACAGGCCGGAACACCAGCATCTACAGAAACTAATGATGTATCAGTAGTAATGTATTGGATTATAAGACAAAACTAGGAGAAATGAAGGATGACTTCAAGATCAGTTGAAAATAGACCAATGAAATTTGGTGAAAGCAATAGAAGAGAATTTATCGTTCAAGATTCAGAAGTTGCTTTCGTTGCAATCAATGATACTAATGGTAATCCAGTTTTCCTTGGTAGAGCAAAAGCAGGTGAGCCTCTGTCTGTACAAAAATGGCAGATAAGGAAGATTTCATATGATTCCAATCAGTCTGTTATTAGAATAGAATGGGCAGAAAATGCTGAGAATTTAGCATCTACAGATTACGAATTAGCATGGACAACAGTAGCTGATTTGACTGTTACAGATGTATCTAAGGCTAACCCTGCAGTAGTTACTGTATCATCATTAGGAACTTTGGAAAATGGTGATAAAGTAATCTTGCAGTCAGTTTCTGGAATGACACAGGTGAACTATGATGGAACTAATGTCTATACTGTAGCTAATATTGCTGCAGGTCCAAAGACATTTGAGCTTTCAGGTATTAACTCTTCAGCATATACAGTCTATTCTTCAGGGGGAACAGCAACCTTCGGAGAAGTCGTTAACTACAATTATTCATAGGGGGATATCATCGGATACAAATATAATCCATTCACAGGCGAATTAGACATAGTTTCTGTGGATGAAGTCCCTTCAACAGTAGCAACTTCTTTTGATGGAGATACAGGCAGTGCATCAGCAGTTGCTAACATTATCAATATAATTGGTGCAGGATCATTATCCACATCAGCATCAGGTAATACAGTTACTATAACTGATGGTTTAACATCTCTAGATTTTGCTACAGACAGCGGAACAGCAGCTGTTGCAGCAAATACCATCAATTTAGACGGTGGTAGTAACATGAATACTTCAGGATCAGGAGCTATTGTAGTCATCAATTTAGATGACACTATTGTGATCACTGATGCTAGTATTGGTAACATCCAGATCTCAACCAATATTATACGAAGTACGGATCTTAATGGCGACATTACATTAACGCCACAAGGTGCAGGAAGAGTGCATATTTCCTACCTTCCACAATATTCTGTTCCCGTAATAGGAGCGTCAGGACAAATAGATTATGTCGGACCTCTTACAGATGGTCAGATTATAATAGGAGGCACAGGGAACTTTCCTTTTGCTGCAAGTATGACTTCTACATCTAGTACGATTTCTATCACAGCGGGGCCCGGAACTTTAAATTTAGAAACAGGTGCGGTTGTTGCTACATCTTTCTCTACTGACTCTGGGTCCGGTGTTCCTGCATCAGGGGTTCTGACGTTTGCTGGAACAGGAGGAATAACCACTTCAGGAGCTGGTTCCACTGTTACTATAGATGGATCAAGTATTGCTGAGGGAACCTCGTGGAGAGTTGTAGGTGGCACAACAGATACTGTCGCTGCTAACGATGGAGTTTTTGCTAACAATGCAGGTGGTGTAACGGTAACATTACCAGTCACAGCAACTGTGGGTGATACATTTCAAGTTGTAGCGATGGATGCAGCAGGGTTTACTATAGATTATGGGACAGGGCAAAGTATTCAAATAGGTGCTACTACTTCTACTGTAACTACAGGATCCATTTCGTCTACAGGAGAAGGGGATTGGGTAGAATTGGTATGTAATATAAATAATAATTCATTTTTCTGTAATGTTAAGCAAGGGAATGTAAGTACTACATAAGGTATATAATGGATTTACCAGGTGTTCCGTTTCAAAATTCACTATCATACACTGGTCCAAAGATAAACCTCGTTCCAATTAAGATGTTTTTTAGAGAACCTAGAGCTTCAGACACCAAATATCCTGTTGGATCCATGTGTATTATTGGGTCCAATCCTATATCAGGAACAAAAGGAAGTTTATGGTATCTATCGGGATTTGATAGCAACTCACAAGCATTGTGGATAAAGATTGACTATACTCTAAACCCTTATAACTTTATGCCATGGACGATGGTAACATCAACATCATATAACATAGAAGTTAACAACGGTTATTTTGCAAACAACCCATTCTTTGTAGATTTTACATTACCTTTAGTTGCTGCCGTAGGGGATCTAATCATTATCACAAATATAAATAATGGATTTCTTATAGAACAGAATGCAGGTCAGACAATATATCTAGGAACTTCTTCTACTACAACTGGTGTGGCTGGGTTTGTTGGGTCACCAGTAGAAGGAGACAGTATTACTTTAGTTTGTTCAGTAGCTAATACTAACTTTGTGGTAACATCAAGTTTAAACGGAAATTTTGTAGTAACGTAAGGATAAATGACACATGAACATAGCAGGAATATCATATCAGAATCCATTATCTTATACAGGTCCACAGATGAATACTGTCCCTATTAAGATGATGTATCGTGAGCCTACTGAAGAAGACACTAATTTCCGTATTGGAACCATGGTGATCATTGGATCTAATCCTACTTCTGGCACAAAAGGTAATATATGGTATCTTTCAGAATATAATAGTAGCGGAGAAGCTGTATGGCTAAAATTAGATACAGGACAAAATGATTATACTCACTTGCCTTGGACTGTTATAACAACTACAACGTTTCAAATGGAAGTAAACAATGGATATTTTACAAATAGCTCCGCAGAATTGGAAATGTCACTACCAGTATTAAGCAACGTTGGAGATACTATTATTCTTACAAATATTTTTAACGGTTATAAAATCCAATTAAATGCAGGACAAACAATACATGTAGGACCTGACTCTTCCACAACAGGCGTATCGGGTCAACTAGCAGGAAATTTACTAGGGGATAGTGTAACATTAACATGTTCTGTAGCTAATACGGAATGGTGGGGTACATCACTACAAGGATCATTAATTTTGTCGTAAGAAAGAAGTAAAATAAAAAAGGGAAAAATAAATTTAGTTAAAAAAAAACTAAATTTTGGTAAATTAAAAAAAACACAAGGAAAAATCATGACAATAAATAGTGTAAATAACACAGCAAGCGAACTTGCCGTAGGTAATCTGTCAATAAGCGCAGTAGCCAACCAAATACAAAGTACTGACACTAACGGAAATATTATTCTAGTCCCTAATGGTTCTGGTTCAATAAATATGTATAACCAGTATAATTTACCTGCAACAGCTGGTACTAACGGACAAGTATTACAAGCTGACGGCGGAGCCTCAACATCATGGGCAACTCCTGCATCAGGTGGATTTACTTGGCAAGAAGTTGTTGGCGCTAGCCAAACAATTGCTGTTGATAATGGTTATATAGCTAATAACGGTGGTTCAGATGTAGCATTTACTTTACCTGCAACAGCTGCTATTGGAGACGTTTTTGAAATTAATGCGGCTCAAGCAGCTTTTGGATGGACATTAGCTCAAGGAGCTGGTCAATCAGTTATTGTTGGTACTACTACTTCAACAACTGGAGCAGGAGGATCATTAGCTTCTTCTGAACAAGGTGATTGGGTAAGATTTGTTTGTTCACAGGCAAATAATACTTTTCTTGCTTCTGTACAACAAGGAAATATCACTATAGTATAGTATTATATTCAACATTAACACATTAATAGACAGAAAGTAGTCCCAAAAAGATTATTTTCTGTTTTTAAAAAATAACCTTAACCTACAAAGGATAATAATGACTCAAAATAATTGGAATTCAGCAAATCCTGTAGGGATAGTTAATGGTGGAACAATTAACACTGGACACATAAATTTTTACGGAATTACTTAACAAGGATAATATATGTCATCAAATAGTATAAACAATACTGCTTCAAATTTAAATGTGGATAATCTAAATTTAAACACTAACACTATTTCGTCTACGGATACAAATGGAAATATTGTCCTTTCTCCCGATGGTACAGGGTTAGTAAGCATTTCCAGTCAATATACTCTTGCAGGAGCGGACGGTGCCGATGGTCAAGTTGTAACAACAGATGGTGCTGGTGCTGCTACATGGGTGAATCCAGGTAGATTTCTTATTGAATCGATCACCGCAGCAGGGGGAGAGACATATTTAACTTTTACTACAGGGTTTGCTTCGTCTTTCAATCAATATAGTTTGGAATTTTACGGTTTAGCACCAACCGCTGCTAATTTTTTTCGTTATCAACTTAGCCTAGATGCTGGTTCAACATGGAATAATACGGGACCTTATGCATCTGCATTTCAAATTACTTCTTTGACCTCTGGTACCCCAGTAATTGTATCGGCCGGTTACTATGCCACTAATAACGGTACTATTAGTGGTGACGAGACAGTATCAAAACCTGATTCCACATTTTCAGCTTTAGCTGGAAACCTAACAATTTACAATTTAAGTACCACACAGTCAAGTAGAATGACCAGCGAGGTGGTATTTGCTACCGCATCTAATACCCCATATCATGTAACTGGTGCGCATGTTTTGGCGATTTCTGGTACAGCTATAACAGGGGTTAGATTTTATTTTAATGGTACTACCTTTGGAGCTGGGACAATACGCTTATATGGTATAACTTAACAAGGATAATATATTTCATATAGAAAAGAAAAGTAAATTACTTATCTTCTTCAAAATCGATTAACAAATCGATATAATCATGTATGTCTTTACACATTGTAATTTTACCTTCCAATACAGTACGTTGGTCAACTGACGTACTAGTATAAATTTTTTCATGATTAAGTTTTTCTATAGTATCTTCAATATACATATTAATCTCAGAATATAAAACTATAACATCAGGGTATTCGCAGTTTGAAATGTCATCAGGATAAATACTATGAGCACATAAGCTCCCTGTCATAAGTATCATTAACAAATATTTTTTCATATTATCTCCTTTCATAATGAAATATACTGTGAAAACAATACCATATAGAAAATAAAATGTGGCACTAATTTTTAAAACCTGTAAAGTAAAGAAAGGCAATGGAGGAATCATGAAAAAAAATATATCTGCAATGACCATAGCAATAGTCACTTCGTTAACAGTAGTATATTCAGTATCAAGATTTATTTTCCCTGACATACCAAGTGATAATATTGTGGAAGAAGCAATAGAAGATATCATTGAGCAAAAAACGGGTGTAGAAGTTGATCTTTCTCCTTTATCAAAAGAGTAAGAATGACTATATTAAAAAAAAGAGGATTTTACTATGTCAGCAGGTATAAATGTAGCACCACAAGCTAGAGACTTAACCTTCACGTTTACAGATTCTTGTAATTGTTGTTGTTTTGGTGGGAAGCCAGCAGTGAACCCAGACACTCAAGTATATGTTAGCGAAACAGGAGAGGTACGTAAGTACGACCCTAAACTTGCAGCGGATCAACGAGAGGCTCTTAAAAACAGCATGTCTAACCTTCATAAGATACTAGAGAGAATGGCCTTAGATAGAGCTAAGGATAAGGATACGACACTTAATGAGGTGAATACCAAGGTAATTCGATTATGTAGTGAACATCCAGCTCCAATGACAGCAGGAATGGTAAGAAAGATGTTAACAATTGTTAAGAGCCCTGGTGGATTACGAGTTACCAAATACAGTTAATTCTTTTTGCTCTTTTAAATATTTCTTTTTTGTTTTGGTTAATTCATCTAGCATTTCATTTAGGAGAGCAATTTTTCCTTTGGCATACATATAACGTGAAATATTGACGGCGCCAACATCATCTTCTTCTTCTTCTATAACGTTTTGATATTCTACCAATATATTTTCGAGTTTTTTTTTTATGATTTCAACATCTATCGGTACATAACTTCCCCCCATGATTTTTATAAAGAATAAGGGGGAGAGTAGTATAAATATAAGACGCATTAAACACCTTTAATAAATTAAAAGAAAAACATGAGGAGTGATATCCCTAACAGTATAGTATTTGTAATTGTTACTACAATAGAAATCGTTAATACTGTCATCATATTATTTGAAGCGCCTGTCATAGTAGCAATGTTCTTAACTAAATATTCTTTTTCACGTGTAACTTTATCTAATTTGTCGATAATAAAATCAATATTTTTTACTTTTTCCACTCTTTCGGAATAATATTTTTCTTGTTTAATTCGCCTGCAATCTAAACATATTTTTGACCATTTATTATAATGGGATTTAGGCTTATCTTCTCTACATTTACTACATATTTGTTTACTCATTTTATTCCTTTAATTTTTTAATTCTCCACGATACTGTAGGGTTCGTTCTATACTTTTCTAAATCGACATCAATTAGCTCTGGTATTGAAGAGTAGTCTATACTACCTTTTCTTACGCTACGTGAGTATGTAAATGAACTTCCTATAGAGTTTTTATTGTTTCCGATGTTTGATAGAAATCCCTTATATATATCCGCTTGAGATTTTAGGTCCTTTATCTTACGCTGGATCAGATATAAACCTTCTGCATATGATGACCACTCCTCCCCTTGATAGATATAATCATCGTTAGTTAATGGTGGTGAAGTAAGACTTTCCACATACCCCCAGAATTCTTTTTCTCTGGTGATAAGCTTAGCTATATACTTCTCATCTCTATACACCTTAACAAGGATACCCTCCCCTTTATGGAAGGAGAAATAGTGCATATAATCATGGCCTAAACAAGCCAGTTGATGTTGTACTTGAGGAATATAATGCCTTGGGACACTGCCCTCTCGTGCAGTCTCATGATCCAAGGCGTTACAATTTTTTATCTCTAAGGCTAACGACTTATCAAAAGAAAGTCCATCTAAACTAGCCATCATGTAAGGTATAGAGCTGTGGAAAACTATCTCAGCACCCATAAGTATGCCAGTCATTTTCTCATAAGCAGAACGTGCTGGGGCTTCCATAGTGTTGCCGTATCTTGTGTTGGCATTATTTACATTTAAAGATATCAGACCAATTTTTTCTTGCCATAACAAGTTGATTGTTTTTTTCCTGCCATCATCAAGTTTCCATTTTGCAAGGCCCATAATAATAATAGCGTCACTTGCGCCAATATAACTGCGTCTCATCTTTAACCATTCACTAGTTCCCTGTTCCATCATGTGCCTCATCATTTTTCAATTTGCGTATCCCTGAGATACATACATTAAAATCTTTACATAACATATCGGATAACATCTTCAGACTATATTTATTAAGAATTCGTGTTAGAATATCTTTGTTCCCAACAAGTTCATCAACTAATGCTTTCAACTGGGCAGTACTAATTTTCTCATTAGATATTGGACTTACAGGTGCTCGATCAGACACCATAGCTTTCTCTCCATCATCATCTTCATCGGAGACTACACCAACCATAGACGCGTAGTTATAACGGCGCAAGTAAGTGATGTAAGAACCTATAGCTTGTATATCTTGTTTTGCAGGGTTTATAATCATTTTAGATTCCATCCACTGACCGGACATGTGGCACAATCTTGTAAGTAAAAAGGATTTATTATTTTCATCTGTGATTATACGTTGGATAACACAAAGATTATTTTTACATAAATGAGGACGTGAAGCTTTTATGATTTCTGAAAGGTTTGAATAACGCGATCTATAATGAGGGTTTACACTATCTGTTTTTGCACCCTCCAGCTCTAGCTGAGTTTTAGAAAGCGCTGCATATAGCTCATTAAGCTCTTCAGATTCGTATACTTGAGGTAATGTTTCATTCATTATTAGCTCCTTTGTTGATTGTATCTTTTAAACTTTGTGAAGGACGGTATTTTACAGAATTATATGCTGGTATCAAATATGTCTTGGTTACATCTTGTGGATTTCTACCAGGTCTAGCTTTACAATGAATAGCTTTTAACGTTCCAAACCCTTTAAACATGATTGAGTCACCTTTACCAAGAATATCTATCATTTGTTTTATAAAGCCATCTACTAGATCTTTCACATCGTCTTTTTCTAGTCCGGTTTTATCGATTAACTGTTTTACCATATACTTTTTACAGTAGTATTTTTTTTTAATATCCATTCTCTCCCTTACTATATTCTTTTTCGTATGATTTCCATTTTGGAAAGAAAAACTCTATTTTATTCACTAAATGTTGAGACGCTTTTTCGGGTATAAACCACTTACGTTGAGCCACATAGCTTCTGTATAAAAGTTTCTCTATCATTTCATTTTCGTTCATTTTTACTTCCTTATCATAATCTTGTTTACAGGAATATTAACCCCTAAAACTACGCACACTTCTTCTAAACATGACTCAAGTTCAGAAATATCCCCTTTGCCATATATAATATCCAGTATTCCCATCATGTGATCTTGTGCGTGCTCTAAATCTTCTTCGCTTATTCTCATCTTATCTCCCTATCGTTTAATGATGTAAGTTTAACATATATGTTTATATTAACGCAAATGTTTTATACATTAAATTTATCACTTTATGTTTAACATCATATGTAGTATACTATCAGATATAACTTGGAGGTTAAAATGGATTTAGACGAATATCTATGGAGAAACAAACTATCAAAAAAGAAAGTAGTGGAGGACACAGGGATACCTTATCAGGCGTTGATGGACTCATATAACAAAAAGAGAAGTTTCACGCTGTTAAATGCATTTGTAATACATGAGTACACTAATAGGGTTGTGCCTATGATGAAACTACTTAATGTTGCGGATACTGAAAAGTTTAACAAAAGAATAAAAGTTTTTAAGACTGTTCATTAAATATTACGGATGATATAAAGCTTCTTATTAAAGAAAAAAAAGGTAGAAAAATAAATCTCTACCTTTTAAACAAAATCAATAAAATTAACTACAGGACCCAAAATCCTGCAGATAAATACTACAAGAAAAACAAGCGGCATAAGAAGACCGCCTGCTTAACTTTAAGAAAAACAAAATGGATATATAACTTCCATATTATTCATCTAAGCAAGTGGGATAATTAGACCACCTACTTAGATTTAAGAAAAAAAATGGAAATAAAACTTCCATGTGATCAACTTACATCTTGAGTATGTTTTTAGTTTATCACATGATAAGTATTTATTTCCACATTATTAATTAATAAGAGGAAAAAAAATGAACAGTTATCATAATAAAAATTATAAGAATGCGCCTTTTAGTCAAGGAGGTGCAGAATGAACCCATATTTCACTGGTATATCACATGCATTTGATCCTGGATTACTTTTCCATTTTGGGTTTGAAGAAACTGTTATAATTACTCAAATGATCCATTGGATAAGCATTAATAAACGGAACGGTAAGAATCTTAAAGAGGGCAAAACTTGGACATATCAAACGCAAAAAGACATGCTTGTTCACTTACCTTATCTAGGCGATAGATTCAAAATAACAAGGATAATAAAATCTTTGGTGAAAAAAGGAATAATTGAAACTGGAAATTTCAATAAACACAACTATGACAAAACCACTTGGTATGCTTTTTCAGATGAGAAAATGTGGATTAAAGACATAGGATTCAAAATAATATTACCTAGAGAGAAATCTCACATAGGAAAGAAAGAAATCTCACCACCTATACAAGATACTAAAAAAATATACTTAAAGAAAAACAACAAACAAGATGCTGCTGTTCTTTCATGCTTAAAAGAGGTAGACATCCCTGTTAAAGAGAAGGAATGGATAAGCCTTCGATATAATGTAGATGAAGTATCCAAGGCCTTAGAATATTGTTATAGCCCTTACACTGAAATAAAAACATCTTTCATTGCCACACTCAAATGGGCATGTAAGACACAACCAGATGTATCGGCTTTAGTAAAAGCTGAGAATAGAATTGAGGAGCATAAGATGAAAGCTCAAGATCTGTTAGGGCACTTAAATGGAAGGACTCTACATGCAACCAAACATAAAATACCCATCAGAATGGACATATGCTTAAGTTATGTAGAATTTATATCTCAAGGCTCTACGTGGAAAATATTCAACTATAACGACATAGATTTCATACAGAAAATAACCGCTTTAATCAAAAAAGAATTTCCTGAGGTAAAATTATGATATTCACTATCCCCGGTGTACCAACACCTCAACAGCGTGCTAGGGTAGGTAACAGAAAGTTCTACGATCCACAAGCTCCAATGAAACAAAAAATGAAGCTGTTGTTTGTTGAGCAAATGGCAAAGAAGGGTATTAACATCATCCCTGATGGTCCAATAGCTATAAAGATGATATTCCATATGCCTATCGCTAAATCTGCTTCTAAAGCGCTTAAAAACCGCCTTCTGAATTCACCGCATATATATAAGCCCGACGTAGATAATTTAATAAAAAAAATTCTTGATGTTATGTCAGGCGTAGTGTACTCAGACGACAAGTTAGTACATGCAATATCAGCTACTAAAATATACTCTGAAGAACCAAGAACAGAAATAATCGTAAGATATGAAATTAAGTAATATTAAGTTGAAATTTACTATTTTAAATTGTATACATATAAAATAGTAACTAACAATAGAAGGGTAAATGGAAGAATTTGAGTGCATAGGTTACAAAGAAATTAACAAAGGAGCCCTACAGGGGTTTGTTAACATGTACATTCCTAAGTGGGGTGTAGAAATATTCGGCATGCAATATTTTATGAAAGACGGAAAAAAATGGGTAAAGTTTCCTTCTAGAGAATATGAAAAAGATGGCGTGAAAAAATACTTTGCACACATAAGATTTAAAGATGCCAATCACCATGACTATTTCCAAGCAAAAGTCATAGAAGCAATAGATAAATTTATAAATAAAAATTACGTTCCTGAGCAATTAGAACTAAACGAGGTATCACCATTTTGAAAAAAATAAGTAAAAAGTGGAATGACGTATGTAAAGTAAGGCCTGAAGCGGATCAACCCTGTGAATACACTATCGAGATTAAATGTTACGGATGGTATAGACCTACCGAAACAGAGGTGAGGTTTGCAGGAGATGAAAGATTACCACCATTGGCAACAATAAAAAAATGGCGTGTGTGGAAAGAAGGTGAGGAGTGGGCTCTAGGCCAACGTCTTGTTAGAGAGCACCGTCAACAACAAGAATTAATAAATCAACAGGATAAAAAATGAACTACCTTGTAAAATTAATATATAATGACGATAAAAATGTAAACTTAGAAATATCTGAGGAGCAATATCCTAAATTCTTAGAGTGTATAACAGCTAAAGAAATGTATTGGAACGAAGCGGATACTAACGGGTTTTGGACAGAGCTTGATAACGTAAGATACATGCAAGCAGTCAAGATGGATGAAAATTATGAACAGTCAAGAAAAGAGCAAATTGCTAATGAAGCTGCAAGAGACGCAGAAAGAAACGAAGAAGTTCCTGTTGTATCTCAGTAGTACAATAAAAGAATTGGAAGATGCAATTGATAAAAATAACTTTAATTAGGAGTTGTCATGGTACCTAAATTAATCATAGATTGGAAGGTTGTAGATAAGCATTTAGAGTCAGGTTGTTCAGGTGTACAGGTGGCTTCATCCATTTGTGTTCATCCAGATACGTTGTATGATAGATGTGTTTTTGATCATAAAATGGGATGGACCGCTTATTCCCAGATTCAAAGGCAAAAGGGTAACGCAGTGCTTCATAATAAACAGTATGAGCTCGCCCTAGAGAAGGATAGGACCATGTTAATATGGCTTGGAAAACAAAGGCTTGGGCAGAGCGAATCACCTAAAAATGAAGAAGGGTTTGGTGGGGAACTTAAGGATCTAATCACTGCTCTTAAGGACCATTATACGAAAGATGATAAAAAGGATGATGAAATAAAAGGTTAAAGATTTGTAACAGCCCACTCTAAAGCTACTTTAACATCACCACAGGCAGTGTGTCTGCAAACTTTTTCTTCTGATGGGCTTGGTCTAGCTCATCATTTTCTATATTACCCAATAGTATGTCTGCAAACTTTTCCTCATGGGCTGTGTATGTTTCATTATCTTGTGTATTTCTCATTGTGTGTTTCCTTATTTAAGTTAGGGTGCGAAAAAAAT